TAATACTGAAACGATTAACGAAGCTAAAGTTAATCAGAATATTATGAATTCGATGGTTTCGCAGAATAAAGCCGAACTGGATGCAATGACCAAGTTAATGCTTGCTCGCATGGATACAAACCAGTTACAGGCTGAGATTGCAAAGCGTGACGCTGAAACACAACAAATGTACGCATTTTCTGAGGGTGAAGTTCACACAGAAACTAGCCCATTCATTCAGCGTTGACATTTAATATATTTGGATTATTATTAGCACACTTACCAGTTAGTTAAAACTGGGTCAATTCTTGGATAAAACCATGTCAGATAGTCGTGAAGCAGGAACAGTTGTAACTAGTGAAAATATTGCAGAGTTTACGGCACAGAAATTAGGTTTAGCTGACCGTGCAGATACTGAGGCTGATGATTCAGAGCCAGATCAAGCACCGGAACAGAGTGAACCGAAGTCCGAGGACGAAGCTAAAACAGGTAAACAAAGTCCTAAACTTGAAAGGCGGTTTTCTGAGATTACTAAGCAACGTGAACAGGCTCGTGAAGAAGCGAAGCGTGAACGTGAAGCGAGGGAGTCTCTAGAAGCAAAGGTAGCGGAACTAGAAAGACGGACTCAGCCACAACAAAGGGTTGATGCGTTAGACGAAGAACCAAAACCTGAGCAATTCAACGATGCTTTTGAATATGCAAGAGCGTTAGCTGAATATTCTGCTGAACAAGCGTTAAAAAATCGTGATCGAGTAGAGCTTGAAAAGAAGTATCAAGCAGAGCATGACAAACTAATTGAAGTTTGGAATGATCGGCTAGAGACTACTAAGAAAGAACTACCGGATTATCAGGACATGATTGAGTCATCAGACGTAATGGTTTCAGACCAAGTGCGTGATGCTTTATTAGAAAGTGATGCAGGCCCAAGAATCCTGTACCACTTAGCTGAGAATCCTGATTACGCTGAAAAACTGTCGAAGATGACAGTCATTAGCGCATTGAGAGAGATAGGGAAACTGGAAGCTAGGTTTGAAAAGACCGAAACTAAACCTGTTGTGCGGTCTAAAGCACCAGCACCGATTAACCCTTTGCGGGCTACGGGCGGTTCGATGGATACCACAATCGGCAGCGATGGTGAGTTTCACGGAACGTATAGCCAATGGCGTGAAGCCAGAAAAGCGGGGAAGATTAGGTGATGGAAAAATCTAATTTTTGATTAAAGGAAATTATTATGAGTAATACTCTACTCACCATCAGCAAGATCACCAATGAAGCATTGATGGTCTTGGAAAACGAATTGACTTTTACTGGTCAAGTCGAGCGCAAGTACGATGACCAATTTGCTGTTGTCGGCGCAAAAATCGGTAACACTGTTAACGTCCGTAAGCCTGGTCGCTTCATCGGTACAACTGGCCCAGCTCTGAACGTTGAAGATTTCAACGAAACTTCTGTGCCTGTTACCCTGTCCACACAGTTCCACGTTGACACACAGTTCACGACACAAGACTTGGCATTGAGCCTCGATTCGTTTTCGGATCGTGTTCTCAAACCCGCTATTGCAGCGATTGCCAACAAGGTCGATGCTGACGGTCTAACAATGGCTAAAAACGCTACTGCTAACACCGTTGGTTCTGCTGGCACAACCCCAAGCGCATTGCTCACCTTTTTGACTGCACAGGCTTTTCTGGACAGCGAAGGCGCACCCCGTGACGGTAAGCGTTCTTGCATTATTGAACCATTCACTTCAGCTTCGATTGTTGACTCGCTCAAGGGCTTGTTTGTTCCATCGAACGTGATTGCCGATCAGTACAAGAAAGGCATGATGGGTCGTGATTCAGGCGGCATGAACTGGTACATGGATCAAAACGTTGTGAACCAAACGTATGGCAACTTTGCTGGTACTGCTGTTGTTGCTACCACGACTGCTACAGGTTTCCTGACTAGCGGCTGGGCATCAACTTCAACGATCAGCTTGACTTCGACTGGTGCTGTTAGCCTGAACGTTGGCGATACCATTCAGATTGCTGGCGTGTTTGCTGTTAACCCACAGAACCGTGCTGCTTACGGTACTAACAAACTGCGTTCGTTTGTTGTTACTCAAGCTGCTTCGGGTACTGGTGCAACGTTTAACGTAGTGGTTTCCCCTGCTGTTATTACTGGCGGTCAATTCCAAAACGTTTCGATCCCAACTACTTCGGCAACTGCTGCTGTGACTTTCTTTAACAAGACTGGTACGGTTTCGCCACAAAACATCGTGATGCACAAAAATGCGTTCACTTTGGCTTGTGCTGACCTTGAGTTGCCAGACGGTGTGCATTTCGCAGGTCGTGCCTCTGATAAAGAGCTTGGCTTGTCGATTCGTGTGGTTCGTCAATACACTATCAACAACGATTCGATCCCGACTCGTTTAGATGTGCTGTACGGCTGGGCCCCGCTGTATCCCGAACTGGCTTGCCGAGTCGCAGCCTAATTTAGTGGGGGGTGAAAGCCCCCCGTTAATTAAAATCAAAGGAAATTATCATGTCGAATCCAGGCCCAGCAGTAACCATTAGCTCGCACCCACAGGTTGCGGGTACTAACCAAGCAATTCGTTTGCTTGCATCGTTTGAAAGCGTAAATGTCAACGCTCTTGGCGATACCGTTTTGCAAATCATCAACACCACTAGCTACAGCGTTTCTAACGTTATCGTGACTAATGCAAGCATCAGCCTGTCAACGGCTGAAGCAGGACTGTTTACAGCCCCTGCTGCTGGCGGCACAGCGATTGTTGCAAACGCAGCATTGTCGGCTTGTAGCTCTGCATCGGTTGTGTCACAACGCAGCGTTGCAAGCACAGCAGCTCAAGCAGGGCAAAAACTCTACTTCAATGTAGCGGTTGCCCAAGGTGCTGCGGCAACTTGTGATGTGTTTGTTTACGGCTACGACTTGACGTTTAATTGATTAGTCAAAGCGTGAAGAAAGCCACTCGGTAAAATGGGTGGCTTTTTTTCTTAAAAAAGGATTATCATGGCTTACAACAGTCCATTTTCACCATTTGGGCCAACAGTTCTAGTTGGAACATCATCGGTGCAAGTTTCGTCATCCAATAACGATCAGCCAACAAGCTATCGGGTAAAAAATATGTTGAGTACGACTCAATATTTTTCGTGGAAACCGCCACAACCAAACAATGCAGTCCAAAGCATCACTGTGACTGCACCGACAGCGGGTAATCCGTCGGCTAATACTATTGGTATGTTGCCGTATTCAGTTGAAATCTTTGGCGGCTTGCCAGGCAACGCATGGTTTGAAGCGGATGCTGTGGGTGCGTTTGAGATAACACCAGGGGAAGGGCTATGAGTCTGCGAGCCGTTGCATCATCGTTTCAGTCCGTTAATTATCAAGGCACATGGGACGCTTCAGCCAACACACCTACATTGACTTCAAGTGTTGGTACAAAAGGTCATTATTACGTTGTTTCCGTTGCTGGATCAACAAACCTAAACGGCATCACGAATTGGGGTGTCGGTGATTGGGCGGTATTTAACGGTTCGGTATGGGAACGTGTCGAAGGTGGTGCTGACGGTAACTTTGTTAACTTGTCCGTCACCGGAACTAGCACATTGACTGATGTAGCTGCTGCGGATTACACATTGTTACCTGCGGGAATTATCACCGAAGCTACAACGGCTCGCACATTATCTGCTGCTGACAATGGTAGAGTAATTTACTGCACTAGCGGATCGGCAACAACAATCACTTGTGCGGCAGGACTAGGTGCAGGATTTAGTTGCACAATCATTCAAGGCGGTGCGGGTAAGGTAACGGTAGCGGCTGGCGGTCAGACGCTTGTATCGTATTCAAGTCTATTTAGTACAATGGGCCAAAATGCGGTAATTAGTGCTATTTGCCCTGTTGCTAATACTTTCCTACTTGCTGGTAATTTAGGGGTTTAAAATGGCGGTCACATTATCCAGTTTGGCAGGTGCGGGCGCACAATTTTTTGACAATAACGGTGTGCCTCTTGCGGGTGGATTGATCTATACCTATCTTGCGGGTACAAGTACACCTGCTGCGACTTACACAAGTAGCACGGGTTTAATTGCCCATGCAAACCCAATTGTGCTTGACGCAGCGGGTCGCATTGCTACTGGTGAGGTATGGTTAACTTCAGGTATAGAATATAAATTTGTTGTTAAAACTTCACTTTTTGTGCAAATTGGGTCATACGATAATATCCCAAGTATTAATGACTTTACTTCTATTTATGCTGCGCTTGCCAATACAGCAAACCCAGCATTAGGTGATGCTTTAATTGGATTTCGACAATCAAATAGCGCAGGTAATTTAAGTAATTCTGTAGGGCGCACCGTTCATCAAAAATTGCAAGAGATGATTAGCGTTTTGGATTTTGGAGCAGACAATACTGGCGTAGCAGATAGTTTGTCAGCTTTTCAAGCCGCAATTAACTCAGGCAAATTGGTTTATGTCCCGCCTGGCGAGTATTACGTTAGCGGGACTATTGAAATCAACACAAGCTATTCAGGTCTTGTTGGGCATCAACAAATGCCAAGAATCAGGACAGTCGCGGCGAATGGCCCGATTGTCAAAGTTTCTGCTGTAGGTTCTACGCTAAACGAATTTAGCCGCATTGAAAACATTATTTTTTATTGCAACGACAAACCATCATTTAGCACAACACCAAACAGCACTAATTGCGGCGTTGCAGTTGATGGGTCGGGAGCGTCTGTAGCTGCTGCGGTACAAAGATTTAAAATGTCTAATTGTCGTGTGATTGGGTTTTCATGCGGCATTAACGTTGCAAGCACTGTTAACACTTTGTTAGAGCGTATTTACATTGAACAGCACACAAATTGGTCTGCTGAAACTGGATATACTTCTGCAAACTTATATGTTGGCGTTAATTTTGATTTGCAACCATTTACTGTTGGCGGAATATCTCCCCAAGCGTCTATTGAATGTGTACAAATTGTCGTAAACGGCAACAACGCTCCTAGCGCAGTTACTTCCCAATGTTTCCGTATGGTTGGACTTGATCCAAGAGATATTTTCTTTGATCGTTGCGAGACGGTAGGCGGTAATTACGGTTGGTACATTCAATCAACGGGAACTGCGTACAACATTGATGTGCATATTCGCAGACCAATTATTGATGCGGTTAAAACAATTGGTATTTATGTTTTAGATTATCTTGGATACGGTGCGCTTACGATTGATGGTGGATACATTGTCAAATCTAGTGACCTAAGCGGAGCAGCTATTTGGATTGAAAATAGCCAAGGCGTAGTGGTTACTGGCGGTATGCAAATTCTAGGTGTTTCTTTAAATACCGCAAACGATGACGGTGTTCGCATCCTTAATTCAAAAAACTGCGCTGTTGTCGGGAACGTGTTTGAGAATCTTAATTTTGGTATAAGTTTGCAGGGTTCTGTTGGGTGTGTGATTTCAAGTAACACAATTGCTGCTTCAGCGGCAGCGTTTGAACCAACACCAACATTGACTTCTGGCATCCGTTTGCTTGGAACTTGTGCAGAAAATTCAATTGTTGGCAATACTATTTTTGGCGCAAGTGCTACATATAAATACACAAATGGCATTTACACTGAGGTAAATTCAACAGACAACATAATAATTGGTAATAGTGTTGATATTACTACAGTAACTACTCAATATAATATTGCGACAACAACCAATTTGGTTGAACGTCAAAGCGGCGGCGTTATTTCTGTAAGAGAAGCGCATACTCAGCATTTAATTTCTTACAACGGAACACAAGTTTATCAAGGTAACAGCGTAACTTACCCGCATCAATTTAAAGATGGGTTAGGCGCAAATTTAGTTGCTCTTGATAACGCAGGTAATTGGGTTATTAATTCAGACATAACATTAAAAGAAAACATTGTCCCATTGTCTTATGGACTAAATGACGTACTAGCGTTGCTACCAAAGTTTTACAATTTAAAATCAGAGAAAATTATTTCTGACGCAAACAGCGTAGCTTGTCCTGTACGGATTGGATTAATTGCTCAAGAAGTAGAACCTATCATTCCTGAGATTGTGACCCTAAACGGTTCTATAAAGGGAATGGATTATTCTTCTCTGATTCCTGTTTTGATAAACGCAATCCATGAGTTAAATGCAAAGATTGAAAACCAACAAGGTGGTGCAGCATGATTACACCCTCGTTTGGATTAACTGCTACTGAGCGTGTGTTGCCCCGCATGGCGTTGGATTTCACAACTGCTAGTCTTGACCCACGGGTAACATTTACCCGAACAGGCAACACGGCAACCGTTACAAACTCAAGCGGTTACGTTGTTCCAATTAATGCTGATTTGCCTAGATTTGATTACAACCCAATTAGTTTAGTGTGCAAAGGGTTGTTAATTGAAGAATCACGGGAAAATATAGCAACTTATTCAGCGCAATTTGATCAAGCAGTATGGAATAAAGATAATTCTTCCATAACCGCAAATGCTACGCTTGCTCCTAGCGGAGCGTTAGACGGGGATGATTTAATTGATAATGCTGTTACTGGTGTCCACAGAGTTAGGTATGAGCCGATAGTAGTTCTTGGTGGCACTTATACTATAAGTGTATATGTAAAAAAACTGTCTGTTGATTATTTTTTTATGAGAGAAAATTTAGGCGGCGTGTCAGGTAATTCTTTTTTTAACATAAGTAACGGAACAATTGGCACAGTAGACGCTGGAAGAACCGCATCAATTACTTCAGTTGGAAATGGCTGGTATCGTTGTTCAATCGTAACAACTGCAACGGCTGGGTCAAAATTCATTTCCTTTTGTGCGGCAACTGCCGACAATACTCCAAATTACACAGGCACAGGCGTAGCTACTTTATCCCTTTGGGGCGCACAATTTGAACTTGGTGCATTTATCTCTAGCTACATCCCCACAGTCGCAACCGCTGTCACCCGCAATGCTGACGTAGCGACAATGACGGGGACAAATTTTAGTAGCTGGTATAACGCTAGTGCTTCAAGTTATGTGGCTGAATTTACAACCCCAACAGGATTTGCTTCAGGATCGGTTTATAACCTTGTGACGTTTTGGAACGGATCATCCGCAAACAATCAAATTACTTCACGGTACGGGCCTGGTCTTGGTGGGTCGCCAGGAACTATAGATACATGGGTTAGAGAAAATGCTGTAACTGTAGTTGATAGCGGCGGCGCAACCATTCAAGCTAACACGACATACAAACACGCTGTTGCGGTAGAATTAAATAGTGGGGCTAACTCAACAAATGCGGGGACAATTTTCCCTGCTGCGCCAACTTCTATGCCGACAGGCGTCACGGTTTTAACATTTGCAGCAAGTGCAGCGTCACAACCTAACCATACTCTACGGAAATTCTTTTATTTTCCGCAACGATTACTTAATGCTGAACTACAAGCATTTTCTAAATAGGCTCTTTATGAAAATCATTGAGCACCCCGCATACGCTTTGCTATTTATGGCAATCGTAGGCTTGCCTACAGGCAACTGGTTTGCAGGTGCGATGTTGGGTGTTGGGTTCTTTTTAGGTCGAGAACACGCTCAAGCTGAGTACCGTGTGATTCAAAAGTTCTACGATGGTAAACGAGCCAATATGCCTTGGTACGGTGGGTTTGAGCCCCGTGGATGGAATTTAAAGAGCGTATTGGACTTTGGATTGCCAATTATTGTTACTACAATTGTTTTAATTATTATTAAATTTATAGGCTAAAAATGACTACGCCTTTAGACATTATCTCAAGATCACTAAAAGATATTGGCGCACTTGAATCGGGTGAAACCCCGACAGCAGATGCAACGCAAGATGCTTTTGAGATGCTTAATGATCTTTTAGATCAATGGTCAAATGAAGGCATGATGGTCTATTATCAGACCGAAATTGTATTTCCAGTAGTGTCTGGACAGACTCAATACACGATTGGCCCAGGCGGTCAGATTGGCGCAATCTTTACGGGTTCGATTTCAGGTACAACTTTGACTATTAGTGCCATTGCATCGGGTGCGATTGCTGTTGGTCAAACATTAAGCGGCACTGGCATTACACCAGGCACGACAATCACAGGTTTTTTAACGGGCGCAGGTGGCAACGTTAACGAAGTTGGTACTTATACAGTCAGCCTATCCCAAACGGTTGCTAGCACCACTATAAACGGCTATTACCAACGTCCTACGGCGATTAATTCAGCTTTCGTCAGAATCAATACAAACTCTAACGGTGTGCCGATTATTAACGGCGGCTTGGATTATCCTGTGGCTGTTTTAGGGATTGACCAATACGAAATGATTGGACTTAAAACGCTGTCAGGGCCGTGGCCAAAGGCGATTTATTATCAACCGACGGAGTTGTTGGGTAACATTTTTGTGTGGCCTAACCCAAGTCAGGGTGAATTGCATTTGTTTTGTGATACCCAGTTTGCTAAGTTTATGACGTTGACCAACACGATTAACTTGCCACCAGGCTTTAACATGGCGTTGCGTTGGTGTTTGGCTGAAAGACTGATGCCGATGTATGGCAAAAGCAATACAACACAAATTGCAATGATTAACGCTTTATCGGCACAATCTAAAGCCACACTTAAGCGTACAAACATGAAGCCAGCACCAGTGGCTCGTTATGATGATGTATTGCTCACAGGCAAAGCTAAAGATGCGGGATGGATACTTTCAGGGGGTTTTAGATGACTACTACAACGTTTGTTGATGGCGTAACTGTTATTGAAGCAGATTGGTTAAATGACGCAAACAGCGTTATTTATAATGGCACATTTCAAACTAATAATGTGCAACTTGTTACGCCTACGCTTGGTACACCTGCGTCTGGAACATTGACCAACTGCACGGGTTTGCCAGTAATATCAGGTGTTGCAGGTTTAGGCACAGGTGTTTCTACTTTTTTAACAACTCCATCAAGTGCAAACTTGCGAGCTGCGTTGACAGATGAAACTGGAACGGGTTCAGCGGTATTTGCAACATCACCCACCATTGCATCACCAACATTAACCGCCCCAATATTAGGCACGGTTGCATCGGGCAACATTTCGGCGTGTACTAGCACTTCAATGGTATTAGTTACTCCAAATATAGGTGCGGCAACTGGCACTAGTTTAAATACGACTGGCAACCAAACCATTACTGGCACAGGCAAGCAAGGCTACGCCACAGGTTCAGGCGGTGCTGTTGTTCAACTTACAAGTAAAGCAACGGGTGTCACATTAGACAAATCCAACGGTCAAATTACAATGGATGCTGCCAGTCTTTCGGCGGCAACGGTTGTATCGTTTACATTGACAAACAGCATAATTGAAGCTGGCGATATTATTGTGATGAACCATATATCAGGCGGTACATTGGGGGCATATATATTTAATGCTTCAACGGCGACTGGGTCTGCATCAATCAATGTAAGCAATTGGACTTCTGGCGCACTTGCTGAAGCGATAGTAATTCGCTTTGCTGTGATTAAAGTTGTAAGTGCATAAGGGGTTTTAAATGCCTGATTTTGGGTTTGTTGGGGCAAGCTACGAAGCACCTAGTATCTATCAAGATGCTCAGGAATGTATTAACTTTTTTCCTGAAATTGACCCAGTAAAGCCTCCAGGCGAGCGAGGCGTGGTTGCGTTGTATCCGACACCAGGTTTAATTCAATATGTACAGTTAGCAAACGCACCAGTTAGAGGAATGCGAGCATTGTCCGGTGGGCAAATTTTAGTTGCAGTCGCTGGTGCAAATGTATATTCAATCAATACATCTTGGCAAGCAACGTTAATCGGTACGCTTACAACAAGTAATGGTTATGTATCCATTACCGACAACATTATGACGGGTAGTGGGTTAACGGCTTACATGGTAGATGGTGTGAACCGATACACATGGATTGCGGCAACTAATACCTTTGCGACATTGCCATCTACAGACGGTGCATGGCAAGGTGCTACGGTTTGCGATGTGATTGACGGATATGTGGTTTATAACCAGCCAGGCACACAGAATTGGGCAAACACAGACTTAGATTCTCGATTATCCACAGCGGCTTTATACGGCACAAAGAATGGTGCACCCGATCCAATTATTTCTTTATGGTGCGATCATCGGCAAGTTTATCTATTAGGCGAAAAGACAACGGAAATCTGGGTAGACGTTGGTGGAACAATTCCATCCATTACCACTTTCCCGTTTCAACGTATTAGTGGAACGATGATTCAACATGGTATTGCTGCACCGTTTTCGGCAGCCCGTTTTGCTGAATCCATGATGTTTGTTGGTCGTGATGATCGAGGCACGGCTACGATTGGCATGATTAACGGTTATGAATACGTTAGATTGTCTACCCATGCGGTAGAAAACAGCATACAAGAAGTGTATGTAGGAAATGCAATTGCGTTTACACAGCAAATTCGTGGACATGAAATGTATGTTGTAACGTTTCCCGATGCTGATTTGACATGGGTTTATGACTTTCAAACAAAACTATGGCACAAGTGGCTATCATGGGAAAACGGTGAATTCCATCGGCATCGTGCAAATTGCGGCACTTTCTTTAATGGCCACAATATTGTTGGCGATTATGAGAACGGATCAATTTACGATGTTGATTTAGAAACTTATACTGATAACGGCAATACAATTCGTCGAGTTCGTCGCTGCCCACATTTAGTTTCTGACTTACAACGGTTTTATTTCCATGAGTTACAAATTCAATTTCAGCCTGGCGTTGGTTTAGTCAACGACTTAAACCCCTATGCGGCGGTTGCAGGTGTAGCAATAACTGGTGTAGCGATTGCCGGATCGGGGGCGGTTACTTCTGGTGTTGATCCTCAAGCAATGTTGCGTTGGTCAAATGACGGTGGTTCAACTTATTCAAACGAACATTGGACAAGTATCGGACAAATTGGCGCATACAAAAATCGTGCGATGTGGCGCAGACTTGGCTATGCGAGGGATCGTGTTTTTGAGGTTGTAGTGACTGATCCAGTTAAGGCTGTGATTATAAGTGCTAACTTAAAAGCCTCGGTTGGTGACAACTAATGGCTAACCTTATTTTTCCACAAAGTCCATTTCTTGACCCAAATGGAAGGCCAGCCCGTGAGTGGATTCAATGGTTACAAAACCCTGACGTTAATACAATTACGGCGGTAACTTTTAACGTTGATAACGTTGTTTTAACTTTGCCGCTAGAAGTTATTTATGGTGGTACAGGGTTAACGGCAATACCTACAAACGGTCAATTATTGATCGGTAATGGTACGGGTTACACACTTAGCACATTAACGGCTGGCACTGGTTTAGCAATTACTAACGCTGCTGGATCAATCACCCCAAGAATTGCAAACACAGGTGTCACTGCTGGAACTTACGGCTCTGCATCGTCTGTCACAACTTTGACTGTAAACGCTCAAGGTCAATTGACGGTTGCGGGATCGGTAGCAATTGCTATTGCTGCAAGTCAAATTACAAGCGGCACAATTGCTTCAGCCCGTATTTCAGGATCATATACAGGCATTACAGGCGTTGGAACGCTGACTGTTGGCACATGGAACGCCACAGCAATCGAAGCAGTTTATGGCGGCACTGGACAAACAAGTTATGTAATTGGCGATTTATTATTTGCCAACACTACTACAACATTGTCAAAATTAGCAGATGTTGCGACAGGCAATGCGTTAATTTCAGGCGGTGTTGGCGTTGCGCCTAGCTACGGCAAAATAGGATTGACCACTCATGTATCAGGTGTTTTGCCAGAAACTAATGGTGGCACTAATCAATCTACTTACGCTGTAGGCGATATTCTGTATGCGTCTGCTGCGAACACTTTATCTAAATTAGCAAAGCCAACAGCCAGTTCATATTTAGCAATGACTTCAGCGGGTGTGCCTAGTTGGAAAAATCCTAAATATGGCACGTTTTACAATACAACGACTGAAACCGTTGGCATTATCAATACGGCGTATCCACTTAATTTTAATACAACAGATTTAAGCAATGGCGTGACGGTTGCAACGACTGCTGCGGTGGTAACGGGCAGCATTGCGTTATTTGTATTGACTGTCACAGCGGTCACAAGCGGCACTTTGTCGATTGGTCAAGTAATTAGCGGAACGGGCGTGACGGCTGGAACTCGAATTGTTGCGTTTGTATCTGGATCGGGCGGTGCGGGAACTTATACCGTTGATAAATCACAAACTGTTTTAAGCACAACGATTTCAGCAACTAAGCAATCAAGATTAACGGTAGCGGCTGACGGTGTGTATAACTTTCAGTTTTCTTGCCAACTTGATAAAACAAGTGCGACTGCTAAAAGCCTTTATATATGGCCTCGTATTGATAATGTAGATGTGCCCGATTCAGCAACAAAAATTACATTATCTGGCTCAAATGCTGCGACTGTTGCGGCATGGAACTTTGTTTATAACCTGTCGGCTAATAGTTATTTTGAGTTAATTTGGTCTGCGGAAGATACGGATTGCATTATGCCAGCATCGGCGGCGGCTGCACCAGTTCCTGCAATACCAGCAATTATTATGACGGTAACGGACAATATCAGCGTATGAGCGCACTATTTATGATCTACAAATCTGTAGAAAATAGATTGCCATTTGGATTTGATAAGTTTAGTGAAGCGGTATCTGATTGGGAAATAATCCCTGTAATACAAAGGGGCAAGTTATTTGGCGGTGTGATGGTCAAAGGCAACGAAATCCATGTTGGATTTGCTGAAAAACCTACGGCGAGTATTCGGGGCAATATTAAGGCGGTGCTTAAACCATTGTTTGAAAAACATGGTTTTGTGGTTACAGCGGTAAAAAAAGACAATATTAACGGTTTAAATTTTTGCAAACGGCTTGGATTTGTTGAATCTGGGCAAGATAGCGATAAAATCTTATTGAAGTGTGACGGGAGTCATTATGTTTAAAGTTTATCTCAGCCGAAAGCAAACGAAAGCAATGTCTGCGGATCATCCAATTGGCGATCCAACAGGCGGCGCAGCTTATCGGGAAATGCGTGATCCAACGACTGCGATTGCAGCCTCGGCGGGTGCGAATGTGCTTGGCTCTGTAATTGGAGGCGAGGCATCAAAATCTGCGGCTGGCAAACAATCCAAAGCGGCGTTACAAGCGGCTGAAGCTCAACAGCGTATTGCATCACAGCAAATTGGTGAAATGCAAAAAATGCGAGCGCAGCAGATTATTGAGCTGCAAAACGCTCAAACTGATGCAGTTAATCGTGGTCAACAGGATCGAGCTGCTGCGATTCAAATGCTTGTCGATCAACGTACAGACGCATTGGCTCGCATTTACGGATCAAAAGACACCGCTTTAAATGTTATCAATACTCAGCGAGAAAGCGCATTGCAGACGTTTCAACCTTATATGCAGGTTGGTCAGCAAGGCGTTGGTGCGATTAGTCAACAGCTTCCGTACTTTCAACAGACATTTGGGCCAGAGCAATTCAAAGCCAACTTAGACCCAGGCTATGAGTTTATGAAACAACAAGGTCTTGGCGCAATTCGTCAGGGCATGAACGTTGGGGGCGGCGGTTCTAACATTGATCGGGCAGCTACAAAGTTTGCTGAAGATTACGCTAATACTGGTTACCAAAACGCTTTTAATCGGTTTACAGGTCAACAACAGAACATTTACAACCGATTGGCAGGGATTGCAGGAATTGGGCAATCTGCTACGGGTACAGCGGCGCAGACTGGTCTTGGCTATGGTCAACTTGGCGCACAGACTGGTCTAGGTTACGAAAGTCTTGGGGCGCAGACAGGCTTAGGTTACGGTCAATCAATTGCAAATACAGGGCTTGGTTACGATCAAATGATAGGTAATCAGCAACTTGGTTACGGTCAATCAATGGCTCAATTTAATCAAGGCGTAGGTGCAAACATTGCTAACTTAGCTACTGGTATGGGTACAGCGCAAGCGCAAGGCATTACAGGATCGGCTCAAGCTCAAGCAGCGGGTGATGTTGGTCAAGCCAATATCTACGGCGGTGCTATTGGAAACCTTGGACAACTTGGTATGCAATATTCTTACTTGCAATCACCTGCAATTCAAAAAGCATTAGGATTAGGTGCTTATGCACCCCAAACAGGCGGTATAAGCGGCTCAGACCTTACGTCTGGAATTGATTTTGCTTACAGACCTGCATAAAGGATAATCATGGCTGATAACACCATTGCATTGCAAGCAAGACCAATGCCGCAAACCAATATTCTTACCCCAATTACTGACGTAATGAATTTGGGTCGTGCGGCTGTTGGTTTACAGCGTGAAACCGAAACCTTGCCATCTCAAATTGAAATGGCTAAGGGACTTGCATCACAAGCTACTACTGGCGCAGAAAGTTCTATATTTAAGCTAAATACTGAGCAATCACAGTTAGCGTTAAACATTGCAGGTGGTCTTGCAAACGATGATTCGATCATCAACGCAGGTAAGAATCCTAAAGCTGCAATGGATACGATTCTGCAAGCTAAAACACGGATGCTTGCTCAGGGTGTGCCAGCGCACGTTGTAGAAGCCAACACAGCACCGTTGATTACAAGTCTAGTGTCTAACCCTGGCGGGTTCTTGCAGACGCTTAAAAACGTCATTCAAGGCGGTCTTGGCGCAACAGGTCAGCAAGCATTGCAAACCCCAGAGCTTACCGAAGCTGGCGGCGCACCTGCAACATTCCAACGAGGCACAGGCGCATTACGCACTACGCCTATCATGCCAGCCGCACCTACCGCACCGCCCCAAGGCGAAGCACAAGGCGCACCTACTGCACCACAAGCTGCACCAGCCGCACCAGATGGCGATATGTATGCCAAAGGTCAGCCAACAGGCAAGCCTGGCACATTCTTTGGTGAAAACGGTCAGATTGTTGACGCAAGAGGAAATGTTGTCTTTGATGCTGCGGTGCGTGATTCGTCCGGTGCGGTGGTTGACTTCAAGGCGATGCCACCGGAATATGAGCCTAATGTAAAACCAGTTGATAGAACGGTTGGCACAGTAGCGCAACCTTTCCCTGTGCAACCTACAGTTGGGCAACAAGGCGCACCAATTGCACCACAAGCAGGCGTGACTGCGGATCAAATGGCACAACCTGCGGGGGGATCACCAGGCTTTAAGTTATCGTATCCAGTTCGTAAGGCGGGCGAAGCTGCACAACGTTTACCTGCTGAAATTGCAGACGAAAACGCTGGCAATATGTACCGCAATTCGTTGATTAAGAATCAAGGTAACTTGGTTACTAACCGTCGAAATCTTGAAGAAGTTATTTCCGAAGCCGACAAAGTTGAAAAGAATCTCAGTATCTTAGGGATGAAAGTTGATAATGCTGGATTTTTGGGCGCAGGGGCAAGAAAACTTAACGAATTCTTTGGTACTGAAACAGGCATTACGCTTAAACAACTGAACAAAGACTTGGCTAACGTTGCCATTTCTAACATTCAAGCGGCTGGCGGTTCAATGGATACCGTTGCGGGTCAGCAATTAACTCGCATGGCTAACGGTGACGAAACGTATCCACCAGTTATTTTGAAGGATATTGCCCGTCGTGCAATGTCTGATATGACTAACTTAGATATGCAAGCCCGTGGCGCACAGGAATTTGCCCGTAAGTTTGGCACTGCTAACCTAAACGATTACCGTCAGCAATGGTCTAAAAATGCTGACTCAAGATTGTTTGAATTGATTAATATTGAAAACAGTTCAATGAGTGCAGAACAACGTCAGGCAGCACGGTCAAAGTTGTTCCAGAACATGAACGATAAGCAAAAAGCGGAAATGGCTCAGAAACTGCGTAACTTGCAAAAGTTATCCACAACCGGACAACTATAATGGAATTTCAGAGCGCAATAGATTTTTTGTCAGGAACGAAAAAGCCAAAAGTCGAAGGCGGCTTTGATTCCGCATTACAGTTTTTAGAAGGATTGTCTGCACCACCTGTTGCGCCATTAACGCCACAACAAGCGCAAGCGCAATTTGCCCAAATCCCGTATCAAGCGGGAAATGCGCCACCAGTTCAAGCCCCACAAGCACCGCAAGGTAATGTTGTGCAACGTGCGATTGCACCTGCTGCGTCATTCCTTGATGTAACTTTGGGCGGTGTTGCACCTGGCATTATTGCGCCTGTCACTTACGCAGGATCACGGGCATTTGGTGCGACTCCAGAACAAGCTACGGCATCATCACAAGCGGCTGCTGCGCCATTTGTAGACCCGTTTGGCAAGGCATTGGGCATTACAGGGTTGCCACAGTACAAAGGCGAAGCAACCCGTCAGATCATGGATTTCGTCGGTGCGAACATGGGCAAAGGTGCTGCATGGATTTCGCAGCAAACCGGACTTCCTGCGGCTGATATTGAAAACATGATGCAAACCTTATCGGCTGGCGGTGGTGTAGCGGCAAGTCGAGCATTGGCAGGTCGTATGGGTGTTAGCCCAGCGGTTAGTCAGGTTCAGGATCAATTTAAACAAGCCCAAGCTGCTAGAGGTCGAGTTGAACCAGTAATGACTCCCGAAATGGCGGGGGCGGTTACACCTGAAACAGTAGCGGCTGTGACTCCTGAAGTTGCGCCTGTTGTTACACCTGAAGGTCAATTAGTAGTGTCGAAAGCACCAGGCATCGAGGTTTCGTACATTGAACCTACGCCTGTTGCGCCACCAAATACACCGTTTATCACAAGTCCGTTGCAAGAGCGTATTGCGCCGACTTCAACGACAACACCCCGTCCGACAATTGACAATCCCTTTGTCGAGCCAATGTATGCCAAAACGGGAAAATTGCCTGTTGAAGAACAGTTATATCGGGTTGAAACTGTTAAAGAGTTAGGCGTACCAACAATTCGTGAAGGCACTCGAACTGGTGACGGGTTTAAGACTGCTGACGAATACGTTACGGCAAAGACTAGCGGCCCGAATAAAGACCTATTCAATCAACAGATTGCTACCGAACAACAAGCGTTGCGAAACTATGCAAACGGCATTGTTGAAAAGACGGGCGGCAGTGTTGGATTGGATGAGAACGCTTTATACAATCGTGGACAATCTATTGCACAACCATTTGATGCGTTTAAGAATCTGCTAACAGAGCAAATGCGTAATGCTTATGGCGCAGCAAAAGAAGTTGCAGCCGACGCACCAGCGGTTCAGCCTGAAACATTCCAAAAGTTTTTGAATACAAACTCAAACTTTGTGGTGAATGACAGCTTTAAGTCTTTGCGAAACGGTATTAAGTCGCATTTGACAGAGCAGGGTTTGGTTAACAAAGATGGCAGCATTAAGCCAATGACTGTTGACCAATCCGAAATGCTTAGACAATACATTAACTCGAACTGGAATCGTGACCGCTCTGGGATTATCCACAAGCTGACAGATTCTATTGATAATGATGTAACAAGAGTAGCTGGTGCTGACATTTACGAAGCAGCCCGTGGTATTCGTACCAAGATGGCAAACCTATTGGAAGACCCAGTAGGAGTGTCTAAGATCATGGACTACGATCCAAAGACTCCAATCAATCGTTCTACGGCTTTCCCTGACATTCCGAAAGCTGTTGAAAAAATGACACCGGATCAGCAAGCACATTTGATTAAAGTGCTGCAAGATATGCCGCCTGAGTTACAGCCGCAAGCTCAAAAAGCTATTGCCGAAATAAAATCACAGTTTGCAAACCGTATTTCTGAAATCGGTGGCAAGGGTGAGTTTTGGAACGCACCAGCGGTTAGTAAGTATTTGAAAGACAACAACCGATCCTTGCGTATCCTAACTGGTGATCCAGAAATGGCAAGAGCGTTGACTGTCTTAAATGACGGTGGACATTTTCTAAGAATGGATAACGGCTATAAGGGTGCTGCAATCCAGTTTAAGAATATGTACGACAATCCATTGATTAGCGGCACAGCTCAGGCGTTAGGCGGTGCTGTTGGTGGTGGCATTGCGTTCGGAATGGGTGGTGGCGGTGCTGTAGGGGCTACCCTTGCACCATTTGGTGCGGCCTATGGTCGAGGCGTTGCGGCTGGTAAAGTAGAACGGGCAGCAGCTCGCAGTTCAGCTCGGAAAGGTCAAGAAAGTTTGCAACCAATTCAAGACGTTTTGAAACGATTAGAGAAAAAGTAAATGGATTCACAAATGTTATTTAATATTGTGATTGGTTTAGCTTCTTTTTTTGGTGGCTGGGTGCTAAACAACATCACTAAATCTATTGATCGTTTGGATGATGATGTGCGTAAGTTACCAATGACTTATGTATCTAAAGACGAATATCATCGTGACATTGCTGAGATTAAAACCATGCTTGGCAAGATTTTTGATAAGCTAGATAACAAGGTTGACAAGTAATGGTGGCGGCTAAAAAAATAGTTGCTAAGAAAGCACCGATTAGAAAAGCACCAGTTAAGAGAGTCAATCCTATTCAAAAGCAGGACATGACGGACAAGATTCTTGACCTTATTAAGTGGGTGGATAACCCGTTTAAACTTGTTTCCGTCATTTTGCTGTCAACGATTGCTTTCACCGGATACTTTGCTTGGGACAGCCGTCAGGTTATCTTGGCTGCAATTAAGTCAAACAGCTCGATGCCGCAACTTAAAGAGCACGAACAGTTGCTTCCACTGGCAAACGCTTTGGTTAAAGAGATAAACGCTGTCGGGGTTGTTGTTAACAAGGTAAATCTTGCAACAAACTCACGCACAACAGTATTAGCCATTGCTAACGGTGAGCGCAATCACAAGCTCGAAGGTTTAACAGTCAGCCTGTTTGCCGCCAGCCCTGAGCGCAATGCAGATGTAGTCTCAATGCTAAATAACGAAGTGGCGTGTAAGCCGTTTGAATCGTCTAGCCCAGTCGGTGAATGGGCAAAGTTGATGGGCGTTACTTATATGTGCAGGGCTTCAATACCTAACGAGATTGGCAAGTTTGCTGGGTACATTGCTGTAGGCTTTAAGTCTGAACCACGGGATTTAATATCCGTTAAGACCCGAATGATATTAGCCGCATCGGAGATGGACAAATGAAAGCAAAATGGGAAACATTTAAGGCTTGGTGTATTGCCAAGTGGACAGCAACTAAAGCATGGTTTTCAGGCGTGAGGTTCTAATATGTTACCGATAATGGATATTCTTGGCATCGGCATGAAGGTGCTAGACAAGTTTTTTCCTGATCCTGAGCAAAAAGCAAAAGCACAGCTAGAACTGATGCAGATGCAGCAAAACGGCGAACTTGCCAAGATGCAAGCCGATATGCAAGAGCAAGGCGAGTTAACCAAGCGTCAAGAAAACGACATGAAGTCAGATTCTTGGTTGAGCAAGAACATTCGCCCGATGACGTTGATTGCGATTCTTGCTGGCTACTTTACGTTCGCTATGATGTCTGCCTTTGATATGGAAACTAACAGGGCGTATGTCGAACTGCTTGGGCAATGGGGTATGTTAATTATGTCTTTTTACTTTGGTGGCAGGACGTTGGAAAAGATTATTGACATGAAATCTAAAGAAAAAATTACTGAAGCGGAGATTAAAAATGCAAAGTAACTGGGACAACGCTTTTAAAATGATGCTTGCCTCGGAAGGCGGTTATGTTAACCATCCGTCTGATCCAGGCGGCATGACCAATCTCGGCGTGACCAAGCGGGTCTGGGAAGAATGGGTTGGGCGTGAATCAAACGAAAAAGAAATGCGTTCGCTGACTCCTGAGATGGTTGAACCGCTCTATAAGCGTAAATTCTGGGATGCTTGCAAATGCGATGATTTGCCGTCTGGAATTGATTACTTGGTGTTTGATTTCGCTGTCAACGCTGGCTGTGGGCGTAGCGCAAAGATTCTACAGACTGCCGTTGGTGTAACGCCTGATGGTGGGATAGGGCCAATGACTTTAGCCGCTGTAAAAGCTATCCCTGAAGCCGAGCTGATTGAGAAGTTTAGCCAAGCCAAAGAGGACTTTTACCGCAGCTTAAACACCTTTGAAACTTTTGGCAAAGGCTGGCTAAACCGTGTCGCTGCGGTAAAAGGTAAAGCAACGTCTATGCTTACTTAGAATTTAATGTGCTTGGTGGGATAAATCCAAACCGCTTAAAAGTTTCAGCAATGTTTGTAGACGCTGAAGGAATGTATTTCCAATTGGGATCATTCATTAACGGACATGGCAATTTAGGTTTTTCTGTTAATTCGTAGCTCATTTTTTATCCTTTATTAAATAGTACCGAGCAAAGCGCACTTCACCATCATCTATCATCCAGGTCACAATGTTGTGGCCTCTTTGCTTTAGTTTAAACACAATGTCGGCAAGTCGTGTCGCATGGTAAAGCGTGATGGCCTCCCAAGAAGTAATAGGTTTCTTTTTAAGGTGCGCTAATACTTTGTCAGTTTTAGTCATTTTGTAATCCAGTACATAAGTGGAAGAAAACCAAACACAGCAAACAACACGATTGCGCCAAGCACATAACCCTCAAGCGGTATGCGCTGATCTTCAGGTTTGTATTTTAAATATTTCACGGAAGCCACCCCTCGATTTCATCTTCTAATTCTTTGACTAGTTCTGCATATTTTGGGTCTTTGCGATTACGCACGATCATCATCACGATGTTGTACATAGCGTCACCGGATTCGATGCGTTTGTACCAATCCAACCAATGCAGACCGTCTTTGTCGATCCCGCTGAACTGGATCACATCCATCACATCGTCAACGTCTTTTGTGTATATGTTGAAGCGTTCGTCATCATCCATTTTATGCACCTGTATGTAGTTAATGGCGTTGTTGCCATATAGAAATATTAAGCTGTCTTAACAATACAATCAAGCAATATTACTAGGTGTTTTCCCTAAGTGTTGTATTTTTGTTGGGGGTGCGGGTACTCGCCGAACAAGGAGTGGAGGGACACTAGCTTTCCCCGCAATTGATTATAGGTTGTTTTTAATTGTGTAAAACAATAATAAACATTCAAAACAATGCCAGGCTTTGTCTAGATCATCCTCGCTATGCTCAATGACTTTTACATCACCATCGACTGTGAAAAAGACATTAGCGCAACGAGCTGTAGGTTTGCCAATACCTTGACGGTAAGCCGCCAGTTGCATGATCTGCTCAAAATACGGCGCCACCTTGTCGAGATTGTCTTTGCTCTTAAAGTCTATAACGATGTTAGAGCCGCTTAAATCAACTTTGCCACCAAACCCTTGAGGATGTGCAAAAGACGCTTCAGCCGTCCATTCCTGCGTTCCAAAGTGCTCTGTGATGGCCTTGTCTACTTCGGCAACATAAACTGGATAGTCAGCATCTTGACCGCTATAGAATTGCTCAAGCACCCCGTGCATCATTGTGCCTCTGTCCATAGCGTCACGGCCCGTAGACTTGGAATCGGTCATAACCCGTTCTAACCAAGATTCCTCGGATTCGTTCTCACGCCTGGGCAATGTCAGAGCAGCCAGTAAGACTTGAGTTTGCAACCAAGTGTTAAGCCCAGGCTTGGCAATAAGCCCCAAAATTGTGGTCACGCTTGGTTTTAGCCCAAGTTCTCTTGCGTCTTTAACCGTTGTATTGCGCTCTTTGCCATTTTTACCAATGATCCGGTAAGCTGGGCTACCGTCTGGTGCATACCAATGGCCCGACTCTGAATCTGCTGATTTAATAATCATGCTTCCCTCGCTTTTAAAAGAGCATCGGCAACTTTATAAGACCATGCTGCAACTTCATCAAGGGTCATTGATGCTTTGCTGTATCCCATGTATCCCTGCATAGCTGCTGACGCAAAGTAATCTCGCAATGACATACCATGAGCCATATTGTCTGTTTCAATCCACGTTGGGAAAGCTGGTTGGGTAATTTTCATTTTTGCACCTTTGCTAGTTGTTTGAGCATCTCAATGGCATCTTGCAAATCTTGCATGGCTCTAGCGTCAAGAACCATGCCCTCGTACCACTGTTGAAGCCGCCAAGAAATTAAGATTGCTTCCTCATTTTTGTTCATGTCAAAACCATTTCTTTATGGCGTTGTTTATGGCATGGCTGACATAACCACATAACATCCAAAGGCTTGTTGTAATCTTCGTGGTGTGCGAGGCTTTTGAGTTCACCACATCGAACACAGGGCATTGGGCTAAGTTCATTGTTTCTAATAGCCTTAGCGACTGCGTTATGGCATTTTGATCTACGTTTGTCTGCCAACCGCCATTCTTGATTAACCCGCAATGCCAACTTAATTCTGTCTGGCAATTTTGCTCTGCGTTTGTCATATTCCCTCACCTTTTCAATGTTTTTTAACCTATGCTCAAGTGCATCTTTTTTGTTGCACTCTTTGCATTTGTTTAAATGACCGTCAGCCATTGCGCTGTGTTTGTAAAACTCATCCAATAACTTGACGGTCTGGCATTTAAAACACGTTTTAGAACGAATCATGCTGTACTCCTTTGCGTGGAA